TTCGTGTCCCGTGGCATGGCGTAGCGGTGTCCTGGCATCGCCTACCGCAATCTCGCCGCGAGAACTTGCCAATGCATCGGACAGAGCGCCAGCCATGCGGTCGTCCAGCCCTTTGTCTCGTAGCCACAGACTTCACAGCGGCCCCGGTGGGGGGGATGGTAGTCGCTCGGATATTGGTTCATCGCTCCGCCTCCCAAACGTCACAGACCCACACCTTGACACGGCTATCGTCTTGCTGCGTCCACTGCTGATGGCCCTTCAGACACAGGAGCGGGGACTCGGTGTCTTGTGCCGCGAGATGCACCCCAATCGCCACCACGGCGGCAATCGGCACCACGATCACAAACACCGGTACCAGCCCATTCGGCCAAGCGTCCTTGTATTCCGTCCACTCGATTGCTGTGACCACAGCCCATATCCATGCGACGAGGACCAGTAATCCCACCATCACGACGAAGAAGATCGTCATGCTGTCTGCTCCCGTTCGGCCTTCAACCGCAACGCCTCACACCACCGCTTGTTCCCACACACCGGCTCATGATCGCACTCCCGAAAGACAGCCTTGATAACCACGGGCTCATATTCGTCCAAATACATCCCACGCGACAGAAACTTGCTCGGCGTCACCTGATACTGCCGCTCGGAGGGCATGTGCGCCTTGTAGGCTTCCATCCCTGCGAGGATGACCTCGGGACTCGCATGGTTCAGTGCAAGGCGGTACTGCTTCTCGGCTTCCAGCTTGCCCCCCTCGCGTCTGGGGCAACTTCTCCAAAACACGTCAAAGGCGTCTGCGAGCGGATCAGGCTGAGGACGAAAGAGGCTCATCGATTCCCCTTCGCAAACTCCATCCAGCGCACAATCATCTCGTCCGCGATCTCATACCGCTCGTCTTCGGTCCAGTCGGCGGTGTCAAATCCGCCATCTGACCCATGAGAGACGCCACCGATACAGTGCTCGCCATCAGGCAGACCCAAGCCGAGAATGCCGCCATTGGCGTAGACCCTGCGTCCTGAATCCAGGATGTATTCGTTCTCTTTTTTGTCGTACGTCATGTACTTGTACCTGTACTGCTCTGTACGTCTTTCATTTCCGAACGGGCTAGATTCCAAGACCGAGGCATAGCACCGCTCCTGAGAGCCGTGCGTGCCTTGAAGCCAGATCACTCATTTCCGACGCGGGTGAGTTCCTGAGCCAAGGGCCGAGGCTCCGTGAATGCGCTGCCTCGACAGTCCCCAGACTCTCTGCTGGCATCACCAGCACTCCTGCGCGCTCTAGGGTTCGCCCACGCTGCGGCTCTGCAGTTCCACGGTAGCCGCTGTCGATACCGTTGCCCGCCGTTAGCTCCGACGCAAAGGCACCAGCGAGAAGAATTGAATTGTCGATGGTGTTTGGCTTAAGATGCGTCCAGGCTTCGTGCCCGGATTCGCCGCTCCACCCGGCAATCCACGCCTCAGCTGTGACAAGCTGGGGCGTTTCTTTTTGCTGCCCGCTATTGTGCATAGATGGGCCTGCGATTACAACCGCTATTTCACGTCAAACCCGACCGGCGCCGAGAGCGTCATCACCCCCGCCGCATTCCGAATCCGCAACTGCGCCGCATGCGGTCCCACCGCCAGATGGGCATCCGCGACCGACAGCCATGCATTCACCCCCGAGTAGTACGGCGTATGGGCAAAATCACAGACGCTGTACGTTATCGCCCACACCTTGACATCCTCCCGCGCCGCCGGGAACAACACCACATTCGTGGCGACGGTCCCATCAATCACGAGTTCCGTGATGGCCTGCGTCCCACTGGAACACTCGAACGCCCAGCCCCCGAACGTGAGAATGCCGGGATCCTGCCGCGCCACGTCCAGCCAGACGTGTTGGCCGAACGCCGCAATCGTAGCCAGGGCTTGGGGCGTCTGGGCGCCCAGCGAGGCGCTGAGGGCCGAGACGAGGCATCCAGTGAGCAGTCCTGATTTCATCGTAAACTCCTAATCTCGTGGATACCCGTAGGCGACCAGACCCACGCCTACCGGGTCATTGGGATATAGCCGGAACTCCCAGTAGAGCGGGTGGCCGTAACAGGACCGCACAGTTTCCAGCACGTTCTCCAACTCGACGTGGACGTGGACCTCTGGCGTCATCTCACACTCCCCGTCGTGGACGCCGTGCCACTCCGTGCCGTCCTTCCAGACCTTCGCGTCACAACTCATCGCAGGGTCCAGTCGTTGAGATTGTGGGCATCCGTCGGCGCCTTCATCTCCGTTGTCGCAGGCACGTAACGGTAAAAGGAGTCCGTGCGTACACGGACCCCCTCCAGATCCCGCACCGGGACCAACTGGTTCTCGATGGTCCCCTGCCCTGCGGCCTCCAGTGCCTTACGGGCCTCGCTGACGCGCGTGCGCCACGCAAACTGCCCACCGATGCCCTGGAGGGCCCCTGCGTTGACCCAGACGCCCGGACGGGCCATCAGATACTCCTTCACGGCTTCGACAAACGGACGTCTGGTCATGGCCTAGCTCTTCGCGTTCGCCGTGGCCGCTTCCAGCGCCGCCAACTGGGCATTCGCCGCATCCAGCTCGGGCTGGAAATCCACCAATGCCGGCGTCTTCAGGTCCGCAATCTGCTGCTTCAGGTCCGCAATCGCCTGGGTCGCCGCGGCCACATCCGCCGTGAGAGTCGCATTGAACGCCTGCACTAAGGTCTTGAGTTCGTCAATCGTCTGGGCCATCTGCTGTACCTCGTGATGAATGTTATCGAGTTGGAGCGCAAGGAGTACACTGAGACCACTGCCGGGGTGAAACGGGCACACGTTCGAACCGTCAGGCGTCCGATGCCAGCCGCCCTTCATCATCGTGGCGACCACGTCGGTGACATGCGGGGCGATGGTGAGGCTATTGGAGCAGAACGGCGTGTCGCAGGTAATCGTGAGCCAGCCGTGTTGATGGTCCATCAGCGTCTCCGATCCGTGGTGATTTTCACATGCGGCGGTAACGGACGCACCCCAAACAGATCCACCACCGCCGCCTCGTGAATCTCAAACGTGAGCCTCGCGTCGGCGTTCTTCCCGAAGATCCACAACTGCCGCGCATGGAGCATTGAGTGACATCGGTCGTCTAAAGTGACCAAGTTCTGTGTGCTCCACTGGCCGCCCTTCGACCGGAACGTCAGGTGGTGCAGATGGAGCCGTTCGTGGCGTCCACAGCACCGGCAGCGGCGTTTATCACGCTCGTTCACGGCGGCACGGGTGGCGCGCTCGAGCGCTGACAGCTCGCGCTTGATGTCCTGCTTCTCGAAGACGCGTGGGCGAGGTTTCGGGAACATCATCGCTCGAGCCGCATGAGACTAAGCCTCTGAAGGCGCACCGTGAGACGCCCATACATGGCGCCTGGATTCATCGCCAGGATGTGGGCGATCTGATTTACCGAAATAGGCTCGTCGTCTATCGTTAAGAACCGTAGCGATCTGCGCGTGTTCGCGTCCTGCTGCGCCCGTGTCGCCCAGCGACAATTGTTTGGTTCGTAATTACCAAACGTGTCGAGGCGATCGAGAGACATGCCGGGTTGACGTTCTCCCATGTCTTCTAGGAAGTTCTCAAAACTGTCCCAGCGGTCGCAGACCGTGACCCCGACAGCGCCGTACCGGCGATAATTCAGAGACGCTGTATTTGTGCATCTAGACCACATCGACTGCCACGATTTATACGTCACTGACCTAGACATACCGTGCGTGCGAATCATGCATCCGCATGATTTTTGATGCCCCCGCCTAACTGCGGAGCCAGAGACGACCTTTTCGACACCACAGTCACATCTAACCAGCCAGTGCATGTGTCCATTGCGAACGCCAGCACGCTCTTTCACGACAAGTCTATTGAAACGCAAACCCGTCATGTCTATTGCGAATCGTCCCTTAATGCCCACTGCCGAGCCTCATCGTTTCTGCCTGGGTCCGCAAGAACTGCCGCAAGCTGATAATCATCTGCTCCACCAATTTCAGCGTGTCCCGACTCTCCGTGAACTTCGCCCACTGCGGCGAACACTCCGCCTCGATCTTCGCGCGGTTCGCTTTCTCCGCATTCCGCAGACAGTGCAGGAGAATCACCTTATACGCCTGGTCGGCCGTGCGCTGTTCATCCAGGCAGTTACCGAGAAGCGCCGTGGCCTGATTCAGCATCTCGGAGGCACGGTCGGGCGTGAGGTCGCACACGGATGCCAGTTCCGCCTGGATGAGCCCTACGAGTTCACGGACGGTGCGCTCAGCCACGCTAGAAGGGTGGCTCATTGGGATCGTCATCGGGGCCCCAGTTCGGTTCGACAAAATTATCCTGCGGCGCTGGTTCCGCGAGTGCCGGCACTGGCTTCGCTTCTGGTTCCTGTCGCACGTAGTCACGGGGCGACATCTTGATCATGCCCTTGACGAGCGGCATGACCGCGAGGACGTTGGCGAACGTCTTGGTCCCATCCTTAGACGGCGAGTGCTGCACGTTGACGAGCGCATTGGCGCCAATTAGTTTCTCGATGTCAAATCCGTAGAGTTCTTCCGCCGTGAACGCTTTCCCGCGCCAACTCTGGAGGTCGTGCCGGAGCGTGGCTTTTTCGTGCAGCGACAGCGTGTAGCGCTTGTAGAGCAGAAACCGCTTCCCGTCGTCTCGGAGGTCTTCGATTTGCCACACCACGTTGACCTTATGCTGCATCTTCAGTTCGCCCGTGCGCTCGTCAGGGAACGACGACTTCAGCATCCCGAGGTCAATCACATCAACGCAGACGGCCTGATGGACGCCCTCTGTCGCGAGTGCATACGTCTTCGTGTCTCCGCCTTTGGCGATGATGGGCACTATTCACTCTCCTTCATGACGTCGCAGTTTTTCGAGAGATGTTCAAATATCCAGTCTCGCATCCAGCGGCCCACGGTGTCAGCATCAGCGACCTTCATCTGGCCCCAGTTCTCCGTGCCCATCGCGTTATAGCCGTCGAAACGCTCCAGCCACTTGTTACCCTGCTGGTCTTCGACAATGCGCCACTTGGGCTTGTCGTCCTTTGTCGTGAGGACGAGCACGCGCGGTCCATCACCCACGACGCAACGCTCCTTGACAGCCGACCCAGCGTGGCCCCTGACACCAGTGGGCCGCGAGGGGCTTTCCACAGACGCTACAGCGGAGGTCTGCCGGCGGTTCGACAGCGCGGCGTTTCTTGACGGGCGTCCGTTTCATGGCAGTTCCTTCCGCTCGATCAGAAACGTAAGATCCCGCACCCACTTCGCCACCCGTTCGCCGCCGTAGAGCGCAATCATCGCTTCCAACGCTTGCTGAACCGCGAGTACGTGTTCAGGATCTGGGCCGAGGAACGTCACAAGTGGCGGATCGCGTGGGTCAAACGCCATCGTCGTCATCTCGCAACAGCTCGCGGACCCATTCGGCGCCGAGGTAGACGACTGTCGTCACCACCATCGACACAATCCAGAAGCCCAGCAGACGGGTCATGGCATTTGTCCTGTGAGCAACCACGCTAGCCGGTTGAAGAATCCCATCGACGTAAACCTATTGATGTCCGTCCGAACGATACCGGTCCACTCGTAACATGCAAGTTCTGCGATGGACTTCGGATCACCGATGCGCCGGAACGTCTCATGCGCGACCGTATCGAACATGGCGCGGGTCTCGACCTCACGCTTTAGCGCTGCCTGTAATTCTTCGACACGCTGGCCGAGCTCGATGATGCGGTTCGCCAAAATATCCAGCGAGAGAAATCCGTGCAGCCCCATGTCGAGTGGTGACGGCTTCTTCTTCACGGCTGCTCCTCTACACGGGACCGCTGTTCTTCCCACGTCAACCGACGTTCCCGTACGGGGCCGTTCCGAGTGACCTTCGGCAGCCGCTTCATGCGAGCGGCAAACTCCACCACCGTGATCTCGCGGTAGACACAGAGCCAGCGTAAGAAGCGCATCATGCCGCACTCACTTTCGCGAGATACCGCCGCACCGAATAGCCCAACGTCACGGCCAGTTTCGTCGCCGTCTTCGCCGTCTGGGTTTCCCCGTCGAGGAAGTTCGTAATCGTCCGGTGGGCCAACCCCGACCGCCGGGAGAGTTCCCGCACCGACCAGCCCTTCACCGTCATGTCCGACACCAGCAACCGCACATTCCAGAGCGCGTGCGGAGCTTGATACGTGCGTGGCTTCGTCATGCACGAGACTCTACGCTTCGCTGGTTGAGTTGTCAATAGTCTGTGGACTTAATTCTACGCTTGTGTGAAGAATCTTGCGGTACGTGTTATGCTTACGGCGAGACCGATATGCAGCATGACCGCCGTGATCCCGCCTGCCAGGCTCCGATCCCGAATGGCCGGCGCCTGACCGATCCCCGTGTCCCGCGCTCCATCTACCCGTTTCTCGCAGGACTCGGTATCGAGCCGCCTCGAGAATCGCCGGTGGGGCAGCCGCGTTTCCGACTCATACGCAAGCCGTCGCAGCCCCGGACAGCTCAGCCGAGACGCTAACGGCACAGCCCGTGCTATCGTCACCGGCTGAGGTGAGCGATGGGTGTGTTGGAACTGTTCTTCTACATCGTGATCGTCGTGCTGATCGGCTGGGGGGCGGTGTGGCTGGTCGGGTACCTCGCACCGGGGCATCCCGCGATCATCGACAAGCTGATCTGGCTGGTGGTGATCGTCATCGTCATCGTGACGCTGGCGAGTGCGTTCGGGCTGACGGCGGTTGATCCGCGCGTTCCACGACTGCGCGGCTAGAGAGGGCCTAGGGCGCCGGGGCCACTGGACACAGTTAGAACCAGCGTTCCCTCCCCGGACGTCCTAGGCTTTCTTGAGCGTCGGCTGCTTAAAAACCTTCGAGCAACAGACGCAGAGCCACAAGCCATCGCCCACCGGCTCAGGCTCAAGCGAACTCGAGCAGTACGGGCATTCTGGTGTGAACGGCTTACTCATTGGGTACCTCGCCGGCCGCCCACCGTGGGGCATTCACGAACTGCTGCTCCCGTTCCCACCGCTGCAGGGCCACGACGTCATCCAAATCTGGACCGACGACGAAAAATCCGGCCTTGAGTGCTAAGAATGCCGTCGAGAGGCTGACGAGTCGTGACTTCCCAATCCCGCCGTTCTTGAGCGGACGGGCAATCAGACAGCGAACTTTCGGACGCTCGCTCATAGCGGTCCCCCTACAAGGAGGTGCCATAATAGAACACCGATAATCCCTGCCGCGACCGGACGCCACCACGGATGCTTGTGCATCTTCCGCTGGAGCCACTGGGAAATAGTCAGTCTGTGATGTTTATAGGCCCACACCTCGTAAACCACAACTGCTAATAGCACTAGTCCGAAGAACCATCCAGCACCATTACCGGGAGGCGGCGGAGGAGGCGGCGGACTGGCCGTTTCCGTGGAACATGGGTCTTGCACTATAGCCACGCTGTTGCTACACTGTGCCCATGCAACCAAAGACCGAAACGATGCGCCTGCGGATTAGCCCATTGGAAAAGCGTCTGTATCAAGCGAACGCAGAGGCATGTAATCTTCCTCTTTCGACGTACGTCCGGCTGATGTTGGGATTCGCCGTCACGCGCGGAGGCAACGCCGTTCTCGCGGAGATGAAGGCGAAGAGGCGCTAAATGCCGCAACAGTACCAGCGCGGCCCTCAGAGTCCCCTCTATAACCGAGTGCGCGTAAAATGCGAGGTCTGTGGACGTAAAGAGGATCGAGTGCGGAATCGACTCGTTCCGGGACGACACATCTATTGCTCTAATGCGTGCCGAGCGATTGGCTGCCGCAAGACCGGGCGTCACCATCCATGCTGGAAAGGCGGTGTCATTCAACGTCCGAGCGGCTACCTCTACATCAAGGTTGGGCGAGAGCATCCAATGGCCGCGAAGGACGGGTACGTGCAACAGCACCGCTTGGTCATGGCCGAACATCTGGGACGACTGCTCACGAAGGATGAGGTCGTGCATCACGTCAATGGCGTCAAGCACGACAATCGCATCGTGAATCTGCAATTAATGGCCTCAACTGGCGCCCATACGCTCCATCACGCCAAGCTCCGAGCGTTCCTGCGCTCAGAGAAAGAGCCCTAATTCCAGACTGACTGATCGTCAGATGCCCCGTCCGGCTCGCCCAGACCTCGTACACGAGCACCGCGAGCAGGAGGCCCCCAAAGACCCACCCGGCGAGGTTGGGATGCGCTGGCGGGGCAACAGGGGCCACAGGAAGGGGATCTCCGCACGGGTCTTGAATCACGCAGGATGCTGTTGAAGCCAGAGATCATCGCGGGCAATCGAACTCGCCACCGCCTGCTGCAGCGCCGCAAGGACGTCCGCATCCGTCACGGGAGGCGCGTTCGGATCGGTCGCCGCGTGGTTCGTCTTGATCATCGCGATGATGCCAGGAATCTGGCCGATGATGAGGTTCAACAGGCCGGGATTCATGGGATCTCCTGAATGATGGTCGAGAGCAACGCCACGTAGGGGGCAATCTTCGTCCACTCCGCCGCCGGCACGTCCTTCTGCAACTGCCCGATGGACGCTGTGACAATCGGCTTCCAGCCGCCCGGACTGGCCCCGATGACCGTCACGGCGCTCTTATGGAACGTCACGATCTTCCGCGTGGTCTCGGTCGAGAGCACCGGCGGCGTCTGGGCGTTCGCCGCGATGGCGACGTCCCGGATCGTGTCCAGGACGCGGATCGCCTGAATCCCTTGCCAGGCAGTTTTCCCCACAGGCGAAAGCGTGGGGGGCGCCTTGGCGCAGCCGACGATCAGCGCGAGCGCAAGCACGACGAGAGTGCGGGATCGGGTGCGTATCAATGTGAGTCTCCAGTCTGGGGTCATGGCTTGCTTTCCGACAGCGCGTTGATGGTGGCGTTATTGAGCACCGCCTGCGACGTCAGGGCGGCATTCGCGGAGAGGATATTCGACGTCGCATCGGCAATCTTCGCGTCCACCTTACTGGCCGGAATCGCATACTGTCGCGCCAGCAGGGGAAGCAAGACGCCCGAGAGCGTCATCAACGCGGCGTTCTGAGCCGGGGTGATGTTGATCCCGAACGCGATGAGGGTCTGGAGAATCGCTTGGACGAGGACGGTCCCGCCCGAGACAATCACCATGAGCGGTTCCGAGAGTGAACTCAGCATGTTATTTTACCCATGTGAAGCGTTGCACGTGACGAGCCTTCCGTCTGAGCCGATCGCCTTTCCATCTCGAGCGGATAATCAACCCGGTACGACGCATCTCGTCTGCAAGCGCGATCAGGGAGTCCGTGAGATTCTTCTCGTAGTGGGCCAATATCTGTGGCGCCGTTGTCACCACCAGATCCGGCGCCATCGCATTCCCCGCAATCGTCTCGATCGTCGTACGACCGGTCGGCCATGTGACCTGCGCGTTGATGCGACCGACACAGAGCGCCGAGAGCGAAGACATCGACGGCATCCACTCCGACAACCAGACGGCTTCCGTTGGGCTTGAGACTTCTGTCATCGTAACTCGCATTGTATGGACATCTGCGCTACAATGTCCAGATGAAACGAAAAACCACGTCGATTCAATTGCGCGTCACGCCGCTGGAGAAGAAAATCATCCAAAAAGCCGCCGAGAAGGACGGTCTCCCGATGTCGGCGTGGATTCGCCGCTCCCTGTTGTCCGAACTCGACGTCATCCTGTTGGCGAAGTAGATGGCCGTCAACACGCGTGACCCTAGATACCGTCGGATTACGCTGTCGTGTGGTGAATGCGACACGAAGGTGGTTCGCAAGCGATGCAGGGTGTCGCCGAGAGAGTTTCCGTATTGCTCTCCAGCCTGCAAGGCGAAAGGCATGCTGAATCGCAACGGGGGACACCTGAATGGTCGCTGGAGAGGCGGAATCTGCCAATCTGACTACGGCTACGTCTTGGAGTACGTCAGACGAGATCATCCGTTCGCCTCAATGCTCACGAAAGGATATATACCCCAACATCGGCTTGTGATGGCGACCCATCTTGGGCGCCCATTAACGCGCGATGAAGCCGTCCACCACATCAACGGAATCAAAAACGACAATCGAATAGAAAACCTGCAACTCTTATCGCATTCCGAACACGCACGGGTACACAACGTGGTTGCACCACCGTGTTGGTGCGGCGGAAAGCACCTAAGCCGTGGCATGTGTTCCAAGCATTATCAACGATGGCTCAAATCAGACGCCAATAAGAATGGGATAGGCGGGGTCTGGACATACTCTGACCCCGAAAGGCCCAGCTCTGTATGTGCGTAAACTTTTTGTAAGGGCTTCGTCGTTGGTGTCGTGGACGTACCCGTAGTCGTTCGGCGTGCTCGCTGGGAATGCCGTCAGCCCTTGGATCGCGGCCTTCGCGCACGCGAGTTCATTGCTGTCTGGCATCTGGCAAAATTGTCCCGAAAGTGTGTGGAACGTGCCGCCAGCTCCGAAAAGACCGTAAATGGCAAAGAGCGATAGAACGCAATCCACTCGGTATCCGATATCTTGCGGCTTGGCGGGTTCGTCTCCGACCCAAGGAATCTTTGCCACGTCCCACATGTCCACGACATCCTTCGCCTTACGGGCGGTTTCGCAGGGGAGGTCCGCCCGAGGCGAGTGCGTCGTTCCGTAGGTGCCTCGTCGCTTTGTCGCGTCATAGGTGTAGTCTCCCGTGGCGTAGGGAATCGTCCCGATCGAAGGAATGGCGAGGTCTTGAATCGGATCGGCCGTCTGCCATTGTCCTTCATGGCCTGGTTCATTCACAAGCTCAATTTGGCAATTCTGTTCACTTTGTAGCGCATCTAGCCACGACGGCACGAACACCGGATTGACCTGTGACCCGAACAGCGTCAGTTCCACCATCGCACCCTGCCCCGCCATCCAGCGCACGAACGCCAGCATCGTCTCGAGCGAGGGTGTGTCCCAGCCGGGAAACTGACCGGGAACGGGAGGCTTGTTGGCTAATATTCTGAAGGTGTTGAAGCCGAGGCCCATGTAGAGCGAGACGAACGGGCTGATGTCCTGCCCCTTCCCAAACAGGTCCATAAGCTGAAACGCCGTCACGCCCATATAGCGCCACGGCTGACCAGCCATGAGGAAGATCTTCCGGTCGATGGTCGGACGGGCGAGCGGTGGCGCCGTGCTCCACGGCCGGTGGATCAAGGTCTCCATCACAGCGGCTCAAACGCGAGGCTGTACGCGAAGAACGCCCCTTCATCCCCGCCGGCGCCGGGGCGGTATTCGATCTGCGCCTGGATCGCCCCGTTCTTGTTCCCGGTGTAGAACTGCCACTGTTCCGCCCAGCCCTGCCCGGTTTCGCCGTCCGGCTTCACATAGAACTGTTTGTCCAGCCCTCCGCTGTGGATCGTCGCATCACAGCCCACGACGGCGCCGGTCTGCTGGCTGATGAGCGCGTCCTGCTGTGTGCCGGGGCGCAGGAAGTGGTAGCGGGCATCGCCCTTGTCGTGCCCGTCGAAGACCATCCCGCGCCAGCCGAGTGACGCCCACGGGCCGGTATGGGGGTTGTCGGGACGGCCGAGGAGCCCTCCGGGACCACGAACACAGCCAACGGTATCGGTTGCCATATGCCATTCCTTATGTGAGCGGTACTGAGACGGAGGCGTAATCGGCGGTGGAATCACTGGGGGGATGACCGGCGGTGGATCGATAGGCGGAGGTTCCACTGGCGGAATAACCGGAGGCGGATCCACGGGCGGCACCACCGGCGGCAGCGCAAAGAGTTCGTCCATCAGCAACAGCATGAGCACCACCCCTCCCGCCTCAACACTGTGAAACGCGAGCCCCACCGTATCACCTTCGCGCGTGGCCCTAATGAATGTACACGCACCAGCCTCGAGGAGCCGCAGCGTCGTGCCATCCCAGACGCAGACGCCGCCGTTGTCGTGTCCTTGACCGATCCAGAGGCCATTGAACAGGTCCGTGTATTGTGACAGGCCATTCCACGGACCGTACGTCTCTTTCCCGCCGACGATGACGTTGTCCGGTGTGACGTAGCGGTAGCCGTTGGAGTCCTCGCCGGGACCGCACGGATGCTGATACCGCACGCCGTGGAGGTCGAAGATGACGGGCGATTCGCCGCAGCAGGGCTGTGGGTGCGGTTGCCACGAGCCGTTCCATTCCCAGCACGCGGGTTCGATGGTGTCATGGGCCTGACCGGCACACCGGAAGGACGGCACGTTCGTGCAACGGATGTAGAGAGGTCCGAAGGCTTCGGGATTCCCGAGCGAGCCCAGATGCGACTGAACCCCCACATGGGGGATCATCGCGGCCCACTCGCCAGTGGGAAGTTGTTCGCCGTACCACGCGCCGCCGATAACCTGCCTGGTCACGACTCATCCATCCGGCGCCGGCCGTTAATCTGCAGCAGCGTCCCGAGTTCGTGTCGGGGCACGAACCGTCGATCCATCTCGTCGGGTAACTTTTGCACAGCGTCCGCCAAGTCAGACATGTGCTCCCCGGCGCGGTTCATCCGGGTGTTCAGGTTCCCCACGTCCTCGATGACACTGTCGAGCGCATTCTGCTGTTTCCCGAGCAGGAACGCCCCCCAGAAAATCGCCGTCGTCAGCGAACACGCGCCCGTGATGACGGCGAGGATTTCTGGAATGGAAATGTTCATCCGTGACGGCCTAATTTATAGAACCCGACGATGCCAATCGCCATCCCGACCATACACAGACACACGACTGTCACCATCGTCGTTACCCCCAGGTAGAACAGCGGGAGCAAACGGAACGCCATGCTGCCTTACAAGAGATAGCAAAAGAACGTCATCCACTCGGGGGAGTCCTTGGGATACGCCGCACAGAGGGCCGCCCAGATACCGTCATTCGCGTAGAGCGTCCCACCCGCCGCGAAGACGAGCGCGACGAAGAGTCCGACCAAGAGTCGTCGTACTGCGGGTCGTCTCACGAACCACCTCCACCGAGCGCCGCCAGTAAGGACCGCAACATCGCTGGCGCATACGGTGCCGCTTTGTTCATGAGAATCGACGCCTGCGACGTGAGACCAGGCGCGATGTAGCCTGGTAACGCTCTCAGACTCATGGGACCAGGATTCCGCATCTGGGCGTTTTCGAGTGCCCGTTGAAGTCCGATCAGTTCTTGCGTGCGGGCATTGATAGGACCGACCTCTGGGGCGCGTGCTTCAATCGCTTGACGCGCTCCTGTTGCCACGCCTTTGTTGAATTGCGTCCCCGTCGTGTGAACAGAGAGCGGATCCTGATAGGCGGCATTCGCGAGGTCTTGGGCGGTCTGCTTCAGGCGATTCGTGTCGGCCAACGACATCCCGTAGGGCCGCTGGTCCTTGAACTTCTGCTCTAGCGCAGCGAGTGCGGATTCCGCATCAGCCGGGAATGGCGCATCTCCCGCCGCTGATCGCGCGGTGCCCATCCCACGGTCCAGGACTTCTCTCGCGCCGACGAGTTGGGGATATGTGACATCGCGAGCGCCGGGAATATTCGGCGTGTCACGCCCCATGAGCACGCCCGTCTTATTGGGCAGTTCGATGCCTTGCGCGGGAGGCAAGAGGCCAGCGACGGTCGGACGTTCCGCATCCTTCGCGGCAAGCACGCCTGCAGCTTTATCGGCTGACGAGCCCCGCATCGCGTTCACTTCAGCGGTGCCAGCTTCATTTACTGGAATGGCATCACGCAGACCCGTGGCGGCAAGGTCGCCAAAGTCCTTCTGGAGTGGCACAGAGGGACGCAGGGCGCTGCGATAGAGCACCTTCGCGATCTTCGGCGCTCCCGCCGCTATAGCTGATCCGACACCCTGTCCGACCGCTGCCGAGGCGCCTTCGTCAAACATCCGTTCGGCGTTGCCAGTCGGTGTCCCGTAGTCGCCTGTCCCAGCCCCTTTCGCGAGCATCCCATACCCAGCGCCACCAGCGGCGCCGAGTGCTGCGAGGCCAATCTGCGCGGGAATACTGGCACCCCCTGTCGCGAGCGCGGAGCCGACCGTGGCTCCCGCCGTCACGGGATGGGCTTTCGCTTGACGTGCGATGAACTTCGCCACGCGCACATCCCACGGATCGGCGGGACTATCCGCCAGCATCGTCTCTATTGCTGATGGCGGAGAGGCGGACGGCGCGGACGACTTGGGCTCATCGGGGATGAAACCTTTCGGCTCGTCGTCGGGAATAAATCCAGCCGGGACGAGTGGACGTTCACCCACCGTTCACCACCGTCCATCCTGCCGGCAGCGTTGTGCCTTTCGGCACGCGGCCTGTTTTGCCGCCCGGTCCTTGCACGCGAATCAGATCGCCGCCACCGCCGCCGCCTGGAGGGGGCGCGTCCCCACTACTGGTTCCAAGCGGGACGCCATTCGCCGCCGCCAGGAATCGTCCAATGGTCTCCGACACAGTGCGCACACCCTCGAACTGCCGAGAGGTGACGTTATCCATGTCGTGTTGCATGGCGTCCACGGCCGCCGCAAACGCCTCTGGCGATTGCGAGGCATTGAGCAACTTACTCGCCTCGCGTGCCGCCGAATCGCTCAAGCCTTGCGCACTCATCGCGCCACCGCTCGTCACCTTGGCATATTCACGCGCGGCGGTGTAGATGTAGACTTCAAACTTCGTCAGATTCTCCGCAGGCATCGCGCCTTTTACGACGGCATTCGCGACTTGATTCACCCACTGAGAATCCGTGCGTGTCACTTGTGGACTCTGTTGCTGCGCTAAGGCGATGTTGTCCTTCGCCGTGTTGGCGTAATTCGCCGTCTGTTGTGCGATGGGCAGCAACTTCGCCAGCGCCCCGGCGTTCGCTTTGTACTCCGCACGGACCGTCGGCAAATCAACTCCAGCCGCCTGGGCAATGGCGCCCGCCTTGTTCTGTATCGCCATGATGGCGTTATGTGATTGCCCGACGGACATCCGGCCCATATTGGTCGGCATCCGACCTTCCGTGCCAAACGTCAATGCGCCCTGGTAGAGCGCATTCGGTGTCATGCCGGTTTTGCCATCCACCTTGTTGGCTGTGGCGGGATCGGGCCGCGACGCATCGAACGTCTCTCCACTGAGGTTGCCTCCTGGGCCACCAATCTGCACACGCATCGCCGCAGGCGGCATCGGCTTGAACGCCCCGGAAATATCCGCTCCTGTCGCGGGATCGGTGTATTTGCCCTCACTGAAGTTGGCCCATATCTCTTTCCCGTTGAGGGTGCCGGCTTTGCTTTCAATCGTGTGCGGCTTGTTCGCGGCATTATCCTGCGTATTGTACGAGTTGAGGAGTGACTCGCGTCCTTTCGGCCCGACAGAGATCAACGCATCGCCACGATTCGGATGGGCGATGTATCGCTGCAACGCAGCATCCTCTGTGGCTTGCTGTTGCTGCACCGGCAGACCTTCATCAATGAGTCGTGCCTTGTGACCGGGATTGTTCGTCTGCGTCAGATCCCCCGACACGTTCGGCGCACCGGTCTGCTGACCCGCGATGCCAACGATACGCGGCGCTGTGGAACCCGCCGTGACCCCGCCCGAGAGATTCGTGCTGGAGAGTGTCGGATCCTGTGGGGTTAGTTTCGTGCCTGACGCCTGGTACAGCGGGAGATTCGGACTGTCGATGACATCGGCGCCCATCGGCGTGTTCATCTGCAACGCCGTGCCCGCCTTCACCGCCGCATCGCGCTGCGAGGCATCGTGCTGACGCATGGACTCTTGGATCGCGAGTCGCTTCAGATCGCTCTCGTTGTTCACGCGCTGCTGTTCGATGGCGATCCGCTGCTGCTCTTGCTGCGCCTGCTGGTTCGCCAGTGCCTCGCGGAACCGCTGCTGCAGTAAGTCCTGCAACCCAATCGCGCCACCCGCGGCGCCGCCAATATCGAGCGCCATGTTACTTGCCCCCCAGGAGATTCGAGTAGCCCGACAACGCGCCGATGATCTGCATCGCCTTGGTCAACGAACTCCCTCCACTCACGTCAATCTGCGGCGTCTGCGCGAGACTCGGCAGCGGCACCGACGCGCCCCCGCTGAACGTGAGCGGCGTGTTCTGCGCCGTGGACCCCTGATGCCCAAACGTCTTCAACGCCTGGAGTGCCTCCGGATTCGCATTGAGCGAGTTCAGGATCCCGCCGCTGGAACTCGTCGGACTGACGTGCGTCGGCTGGTACGTTCCCCCGCCCAAGAGCGACCCGACCAGCGCCTGTCGCATCACGTCCGACCGGTTCTTCGTCGCGAACTGTTGCCGCGCAAGGTCGGTCTGGGCCTGTTGGGTCTGGGCGTTGTTCTGCGCCTGGTAAAGATTGACAAGGCTGTTATTCGCGCCCTGATTCAGTGTGCCCTGCGCGATGCGGGCGTTGTTCGCCCCGCCTTGCTGGGCGCCAAGTACCTGTCCGACGGCACCAGCATCCTTGCCGATATTGGTGTACTTCTGGAGCGCCTGGACCCACGCCGGCGTGGACGAGGCAGCTGCACCACCGAAGCCACTCCCAGCCCATCCCGCCGTGGTCGGAATCGAGGGGACGCCTCCCGCGCCAATCGTGGCGGCTGTGCCGGTCCCTGCCGCGCCAGCCCCAGCCCCGACTCCCGCCGCACCGAAGCCCCCGAGTCCGCTCCCGGCCAATCCCGTGGTCGTCCCAATCTCAGGGACCGCCGCGCCTGCGGCCCCGCCCGCGCCCCCAGCCCCACCGAAGGCCGGGATTGGCACCGCCGCCCCCGCCCCGAAGGCCGCGAGCGACTTCCACTGATCCGGCGTCCATCCACTGAACAGGCCGTTGGGATCCTTCACATCGCTACTGGCAACCCATCCCGTCTGTCCGCTGTGCGTCGGTGTGTAGCCATTGTTCGTGGGCGAGGCCGGGACGTAGGTCTGCCCTGGACGTGCTTGGGGGTTGAACGCCCATGCGTTCGTGGTCGGATCCCAGACGTAGTCGCTGGGCGTCGTGCCGGGATAGCGCATGTCGGAGGGCTGCGGGCCAGCCGCCTGCCGCGCTGCGGCCCCCATCGACCGATTCCGCGCTTCTGGCGCGAGTCCGCTTCCGTCGTTGACTGGCATCGCTGACTCCTACGCCATGCCCAAGAGGCTGGCGAGTGTGCTCGAATCGTTGCTCTGTCCGAAGATGTTCGCCTGCTGCCCCAAGCCCGCGAGGCCCAACAGCAACCGCAGATTGAGATCGCCCTGACCCAACTGCGTCGTGCTCGTAATCCCGAGTTGCTTCAGCGCGTTGTCCATGTTGGCCTGCCGCTGCTGTTCCGCAAGCGTCTGTCCGAACTCTGTCCCCTGCTGTGACAGCCCAGCCTGTCCGCTCAGCAGCCCGCTCCCAAGTCCAAGGGCTGAGAGGAGGTTCGAGTTGTTCTGGTCCGACAAGTGTTGCACAGCCGACCCGGCAAACTGCCCCTGCTGGTTCGCGTTATTCGCTATCAGCCCGCTGAGGACCGAATCGAACCCACCGCTGTTACTGGTCCCGTTCGCCGCCGCCTGCTCCGCGAGCGTGTTTCGCTGCTGCTCCAGCCCGCGCTGACCGGCCAACTGGTTGGCCTGGATCGCGGGGGCAATCGCGGGGTTGTTCGCGTTCACAGGCGAGGCAATCGACGGATTCAGCAGGTTCACGAGCGACTGCTGGAACGACTGCGCGACCGTCGTCGGCTGGGGATTCGGCGCCCCGGCTGTCGTCGGGGTATTCAGCACGTCCTGCTGCGTCGTAATCGGGGCCGGTGTCGCGGGGGTGGCCGGCGCCGTGGTCGTCGTCGTGTTCGCGGGGGCGTTCGGCTGCAGCGACCAGCCCTGCCCGGTATTGCTCCAGTTGTAGGCGCTGTTGGCGGCCTGCCCATTGTTCACGTTCGAGAAGTAGTCCCCGCCCGCGTTCGCCTTCATCCCGAGCTGCTGGGCGACCGTGTTCGCTTCACCGCCCGTCAACGTTCTCCCCACGTAGGGGGCGAGCGGGTCGCTGCTGCCGGGGAGCGGCTTCTGCTGGTTCGGATCGCCAATCGTGGTCGCGGCCATTACTTTCCTCCGCGCAACTGCGCGAGTAACGTCTGGAGCAAGGTGTCGGTCTGAGACGGGCCAGAGATGCTGTTTAGCCCGGAATTGATCGCCGCGTAGGGATCGCCCTGCAGCGCCGAGGCGAGTCCAGACGTCCCGCTCCCCGCGCTCATGGGAGACGCCATAGACGGTGACGCCGAGGCCGTTGGGGCTGCGTAACCCAGTGCAGGATCGCCTTCGACGTTGCTGAACTGCGGACGATTCGCCCCCCCCGCGTCCCCGAGCACGTCCTGGTAGATGGACGTCTGCCCCTGCTTGCTGTCGCCCGTCGCGCTATTCAGGTACGACTGCTTCTGGCGAATGTGCGGGTCGTTGGGTGAGGAGTTCGGGTCAATCTCCCACTCGTTTGGGTGCGCCGCGACGTAACTGCGGACCCAGTCGGCGTTGTAGGTCTGCCCACTATTGAGCGCAGCTTGCACGGCCCGTCCGTATTCGTACTTCCCGTTATTATCCGTGCGTGAGGGATCCCACCCGGCGAGCGTCACCGAGGCCGTGGAGGGCGCTTTGGGCTGTTGTGTCGCCGCGTAGTCCACCGCGGCTTTCACGTTCGGGCTGGTGGGATCGCTCGTGAGCGGACCCGTGACTCCAGGTACCGGCGTGAGCGTCCCAGGCAACGACGGCGAGGTGGGCGCACGAAACGCGGGTGCCGTTGCGGGCGATTCAGGTGACGTCTGAGGCACCGTCGCATTGGGGTCCAACGGATTCCGCCGCTGTTGCGTGGGGTCCAGTTGGTCGAGCAGGGCGGTGCGGTAGTCCACAGCCATTATTGGAATCTCATAAGCACGTAAATCTTTTTGCTCGTCGGGAAATTGGTCCCGTCGAGGGTACTGATCGTCAAGCCGGTCGTCGTGGGCGCCACGCCGAGTCCGGCGCCGGTCGTCCACCCAGGAGACGCGACCGCGATACAGGCGCCGCGTGGACTCGTCGCGCCCCACGTAATCGCCCCCGTCGCCGCCGTCCCAGAGGAGCCTGTCGAGATCGTGCAACCAAAGTCGAAGCCAAGAATCGTGGCGCCCGATCCGAAGCCCCCTCCCGAGAGGGCGGGAATCTGGACGCTATCGACCACATGGAGCAGAAACGAGGTCATCGCGAGATTCGCCGCGAGATACCCCATCAGATCACCGTTCACGGCAAACGCCCACCGCGATTGGTTGTTCGGCGCCATGATGATCGCGTTGGCGTTCTGGGTACTAATGATGAACGGGAACTGCTTCGAGAGTTGCTGGCTTGCCGGCGACGGCTGCGTGTTCGTGATGTTGCCCGTGAGCGACAGCGAGTCGCCCGTGATGTCCCCGTGCGAGCCGTCGTCCTTGTGCTCCTTCGACAGCCACCCAAAGAGGTAGGACACAAACTGCTGGATCTGCCCACCCGCGGCGGCGGTGAACTCCTGCACGCTGTTGAACGAGGGGAACGGCATTAGAGATTGCTCCCGACTGTGACGGTGGGGCAGCGCCACTGATGCAAGAGCCAATGCACATTGGCGGAGGAGGCGTCTCCGAGTTGTACCTGGAGTGTCCATGCGTCATTCATCGCGGCATCTTCTGCCTTCTTGAGCACGATGGTTTCGGAGCCTTCGGCGGTGAGCGTCAGCGTGGTATCGCGCGTCTCGAGGCCCGCGTTGCGAATGAGGCGATGGCGGATCGTCACCGCACTGGCGGCATCGGCCATGACGTAGGGCTGCACGAGCGAGACATGCGCGTTCTCGACAAAGCGTGGGCCACTCGTCACGTAGGATTGGAACGAGACGCTGTTATCCTGGTTGACGCTCTCGTCGTACTTGAGGAATGTCCCACCACTGACCGAACTGACGTACGGCACCTTGACGCGGGACCTGGTTGCACTCAGGGTATTGCTGAACATCACAATGGCGCGCGCCGCCGCAAAGTCCCCGCTGTAGAGCGTCCAGCCTCCCCGGAGGTCGCCCGTCTCGTCGGGTTGCTGCTTCGTCACATCACACACCGCCATCAGGTTCGGTTCGGTGTTGCCATCGACGGCGACCGCAAATATCAGTTGTTGCCGATCCTGATAGAACCCGCCACAGAGCGTCCCGTCAGGGAGACGATTCACCCGCGCCGCGATGTCCGCGAGATCTTTCCCGACCCACCGCAAGCCATCGACGCCCCCCACCACGTACGGCCCCTTCACGGGATCCCAAAAGTAGCAACAGGGCGAGCCATTCCGGTCGTGGCCCATCACAATCATGCGTTGATTGAGGTTGCCAATCGCGGTCGAGAGCACGACGCGCCGATAGGGCGTGACGGCAGAATCGGTCGGGTAGAGCCCGAAGACCCCCGACGACTGGAACGCATAGATGACGTTGTTCACCGGATGCGGGGAGACGCCTCGGTCTGCCGCGTTCGCGTTCCGCGCGAGGTCAATCCAGCCACGGAGACTGGCGGTGTTGTTAATACGCTCGTCGTCGTTGACGCCCGATGAGTCCAATACCGGCCCGAAGTAAAACCGGCCCGCTTTCGGGGCCATCGAATCCCCGGCCGACGTTTCCCACACCCCGAGGCCGTAGAGCCTCGAGCCATCCGTCCCGATCGACTTCACGGACGGGAACGGCGTATTCGCGCCCTCATCTGGAGCGGCGGGATTATTCGCATAGGTGGAGACGAGCGCTGTATCGGCGTACGTCGTCGTGCCCACGGCGAGCGTCGTGAGGAGGTAATAGAGCACACCATCAGGGGATCCATAGACTTCCCAATGTGTCTCGCCTTCAGAAATCGAGGCGGGCTTCGTGAGGGTGACATTCAGGTGCGACCCGTCCGGTACCCATCCGGTTACTACCCCGAGCAACGACCGCCGGATCGTGACGCCGGCCCGTTGTTCGGTAAACGCGACACGATAGTCCCGGGCTGTCGCGGGATAGGTGCCCCCACCGCCGCCATCCGCAGGCGACGGCGCCGCTGGCGTTCCCAGTCCAGCCCGTCGAACACTAGACGTGGAATAGCCTGGATCGAACACATGGAGCCGGTTCACGCCCGTGGCATAGGCGAGATAGAGCTTCCCGTTCAGCGCCGCCGCACTCGAAATCCACTGCGAGCCGTTGCAGTTGTCCACAAGCGTGAGGCTCGTGAACGATGACCCACCCGCACAGCGCAGAATCTTCACCGGCGAGGAATTGTCAAAGACGAACAACTCCGCCGCCGTCTCGTCTTGGCCTGGGATGAACTCAAACGCGCTGTAAATGGGCGCGGTGACACCCGTCGTCGTGATCAGCGTCGAGCCGCCACGCCGCGTCCCGAGGCCGTCGTTGTACAGGTGGACGTTCAGGGACTCGACGGACTCGTCCAGTCCGACATCCACGAGACTGTCCCAGCCATTGCGGCCCCGGTTTTTCGCCCAGATGACAGACGCCATTGTTTATGTTATGGTGCCTTTTATGAACACTCTATTGACGCGCCTCTGGCACGCCATCAGGCCGACTCCGACGCCCTTCCGTTGCCCGATCTGTGGACACGACGCGACCCAGGCCGCGACGGATATGACCTTTCGCGTCCACGACCCCCACGCCTCCGTGCAGCCCGTCTGTGTGGCGTGCGCGCAACGGGCCTGGCGGGACTGGGTGGCGTAGCATCAGTTGTTCACCAGCAAGTACTCCGCTTCAGCCACGTTCATATTCGCAAGTCCAGGCGCACTGGCCGCGGCGCGCACGGTAGCGACGTCCTTCGCGGCGAGCGTCGTGGAGTCGGTCCCTCCACTTGAGAGGCGGAGGGCGGCGATGTGGTGCGTGAACGCCCAGGTGAGGTCGGTGTAGGCGTTCGGATAGCCTCCCGCCCCGGCCGCCACGCCATTCCAGAACAGCAACATCATGAGCCGACTCCTAAGAGGGCCAGCGTCCCGGCAACGGTCCCGCCACCGCCGCCGCCGGCAGGTTTGAAGACCGCAATCGCGGCACTGTTTTCAATCGAGGTGGCGTCCCAACTCCAGACGGGGTTTTCCGTCACGATGGACGTCTGAATAATGTAAGCCAGTCCACCGCCGAGAGCGGTCGAGCCATTGAACTGGTTCTGGTCGGTGATCGACAAACTGCTGTCAATCGCAATCGTCCGCGCATTGACAAGACTGAGCATCGAGACGACGAGCGAGTTCGCGTTCGCGGGCGTCACGCTCCCCGGTGTCGTCGTCGTGGACCCCGCGCTCCCGTTGTGGTTGTAAGTATCAAACGCGGCACTATCCGTGCCCGCAAACGCCGCCATGTAGATCGACGGATACACACTGATCCCGCCCGTGTAGGTAAAGGTGTGCAGCGTGCCCACCGTCGGAGACGCCGCGCAGTAGTACAGATGGGCGCGCGTGTTGGTGGACGAGCCGACCGGTGTCAGCGACACCCATGTATTGCTCTTGGAGTCTTGGAGCGTCTGGACCGCGCCGCCGGCGGTATCGTCAGACACCGCGACCACCAGGAGCGTGGCGCCAGTCGTGGTCACGGTGCCGGTCGTCACGGTCGCCGTGTCCCCTGACTGCGCCGCGATGTTGCTGATAAACGTAATCGCCATTAACAGTTCACCGAGAAGACGTTGACCAAGACCGAGACCGCACTGGTGATCCCCACGTTGCCGTAGATCAACACATACAGCCGTTTCGTGACCGGATCGAACGCCACCCCATCACAGCGTGCGTGATACGGCGTCCCAGAGACGTCGCCTTGCACTGGCGAGCTGTGATCGGGCCACTGGATTTCCCACTGTGCGGCCGGTGTCACGGCATTGGAGGCTCGACTCCCGAGTGCGACCTGGGCATACTGGGCGGGATCGAAAATCTGCCCGATGTTGATCTGGCGTGCGGCGGTGGGGCCGTTGCCCATGTAGCGGACGCCGCACATGACCGATCCTCCCACCAGCGGTAAGGACGTGTCGTCGTTCCCCCCGCCCGCGAGCGTCTGCCCAGAAAACTTCGTGAGCGACTGGACGCCATTGTTTTGGAACGTGATCGTCCGACCCGAGATCGCCGAGACCCGTCCGAGCGAGAACGGATAATTCGACAAGCCCTGTGTCCCGATCGTATCGACCAGCACGATGTCCCCCACGATGACGGCGTCCGTGGGGATGTCTTTGCTGATCGTGAACTGGCTGGCCGAGGCGACCGACGCGATGGTCGCGGAGATGTTGCCCCCCATGAGACTCGCAAACGTCACGATCCCGTGCTTGGCTGCCCCTTCAATCCACACTCCGCCGTTGACGTAGTCGTAGGCCGCCCAGCCCGTTTGACCCTCAATCAGCGCGTGACTATCCACTCCGTATTCCGTGACAGGCCATGGCGTCCGATCCCCGCGCATCGTCGGCGGATCGTCGTAGAGAAACTTCGCCAAGGGCGTCAGCGGACCCTGATAGAAGTTCGTCATGTCGCTCGTATGCGGATTCGCCGTGATCGGATCGCTCGTCGTATCCGGGTGCCGCATCGCAAAGAGGTTCTGGCCGGTCGGTTTTGGTCCATAGGAACCAATCGACAGGTTCGGCCCGAAGCCGACACCCAGCGTCATCGCACTATTGAGGAGCGTATTCACCGCGAAACTGTCGGGAATCCGCATCGGCTGCCCGACCCAGCGTGAGCCGTGTGTGGAGAGCGGCGACACGCGCCAACAGCCAATCCCTGTGCCGGTATGACCCGTATCGTCCAACGTGCTGTAGCCCAGCGAAAAATCGCTCTCGGTGTTATTCGAGGAGGGATACCCGACCTTCGTCGTCCAATACATCCGGCTTGTCGTGTCATCCCAAAACAGCGCGTTCGCCCGATAGCCATTCGACCAGCCCGTGCCACTCGCGAGTCCGAGCGCGTCGTTGGGATACTGACTCAGCATCGTGCTCCAGATGTCGCCCCATGTCCGTACAAGGGTCGCGCTATTGAACGGACTGCTCGTGAGGAGGTTCCCATCAGAGGGAATGGCATACTCCACAAGATAGCCTTCGGCTGAGATCGAAAAGAGCGTCGGGGTGCCACTGAGGCGTCGGAGCGTCAAGCCCGTGTACGTGTTCGTATAGGCGCCGCTATGCCCAAACTGATCGGGCGTCTCCCCGCCCCGCGTGGCGGGGACAAATGCCCCGAGCAACGTGAGATCCCCTTGCCCCAGCACGGGCAGACTCGCTGACGCCCGCTTCCGACGAAGCCGAATCGAACTCACGCGTTAGATCTCCACATAGGTCATCACGCCCCCGATGGCGACGGACCCCGAGAGGTTAATATCCATCGCTTCGCCCGCGACCGTCTCGAACCAGCCGACAGGATTGAACGGCAAACACGCGCCGCCGCCCGCGGCTGCGATGTAGAAGAGGCCCGTGAGATCGGTCGGGGTGACATGCGACTGAAACTTCACGTTGACCGCGCCGTTGCCCATGAAGACCACCGAGAGACACCGTAACTTCTTCGCGGAGACGAGCGCGATGAAGGAGTTGACCCCCGAGGCCGACACCGCGATCTTCGCAAACTTCGGCGTGAGAGCGGTCGTGCCGTTCTGGATCGTGTCGGTCGCGAGCTTGGCGGTGATGGTGTCCGTCGTGGCCGCGACCGCCGTCGCCACATTCGCCCCCGTCGAATCGACCTGCAGCACCTTCACGGCATGGGCCGTCGTGTCGTTGACCGCCGTGCCGCCCGAATCCACCTGGGTAACAGTCGCCTTCAGATTCGCAATCGTCGCCTGAGCGGCCGTCACGGTGCCGATGGACGCAGACCCTGCTGGGAGGGCCGTCGTCAACGTGACACTCAAGCCATTGGTCCCATCAACCGGCGCTGTGGTCGATGTGGTGTCCCCGAGGATGACGACCTGCCGGCGATTACTGGACGAATCCGTGAACGTGGCGATGTTGGTGCCAGATCCCGCAGTTATAGGTACGTTAGTCTCAGCCAAGTGCGATCTCCTCTACCATGACCATGTAACCGTGTCGGCGGGATACTGCCCCCCGAACTGTGACCATCGCTGCGGCTTCTTGCGAAGCGACAGCAGAAACGCACCGTCCGTCTGGACGAAGTCCCGAAACTGTTGCGTGCGGGCGATGTACTCCCCGGCTGCTGCCTGGAATCGCGCATCGCCGCGATACTCGTAGTCCTTCATCCGAATCCCGATCCCGATCAGATCGTGGAAGTCCTGCGGCAACAGCGGTTCGTCCGTCGTCGTCAGATCCGGCGTCGTGCGCGTGTAGTCCACGTAATACGTGAGCGCCGTCGCCGGGACCGGGAACCAGTGGATACCGAGGTAGCGCGCATTCGTCTGCCCTTTCGGAATCACCGCGAGCAGGTTCCCGACCGTCACGGCATCGTAGAGACTCACGTCTCCGACACACGCCGCACTGAGGGCAAACTTGTCAATCTCGATGTAGTCCGTCTGTCCGCCGACCTGCACACGCGAGGTGCCCGTCAACGCCTGCGCGGAGGGCTGATGGAGAAAGCCTCCCGTGCGGATCGCCGTGAGACTGACCGTAGGACCGGATGTATCAGAGGCGCTCGAACTCACGGCCCAGACGCCTGTCGCCGCGGCCGGTTGCGCTTGCACGGCCTGAAACCCACTCCGCGCGAACGCCCACGGATTGCCCGTGCTCGTCAGACCCGGATCTCTGCGGGCCAGTTCCGTCATGGTCGTTTCGCGCAGGAGCGTGTTGTTCGTGCGGTCCACGATGCGCTTGATGCGGGCCACGTTCAGCGGGAGGCCGATGCGCGGAGCATTCGCCACCGAGGTGACGGGCGTCGTGTCGTCCCGCAGCATTTCCATGCCGGGAAGCGAGAGGAGCGCCCGATGCACTTCGTTGGCGTGATCGGTCAGCCGCGTCACGACCGCCGTCGCTGGCGAAGGCGCGTAGCCCAACCGCTCGTAACAGCCGCTCAGAATCGAGGCGAGCGTCATCGGCTGACGGAGAGTTCCCCGGCGTCAATGAGCAACCGTTCGGTCTTCATCGACATCACCGCATCCGCTTTCTTCCCGAGCATCTCCCGCAAGAACACCGTCATCCCCGGGTAGAGACCCTTCTTTTCTTCGGTCCAGCCCGAGATAAACCGTGCCTTCTCAACCTTCCCGGTCACGTCGTTCTTGATCAGCTGCACGGTGAGCTTCGTCTGCGTGCCGTCCACCAGTTCGATCCGATACTCCGCGGCGCCCTGCGCGATGACCAGATTGCAGAGTTCGACTTCTTCGCGGGTCAGGCCGTGATAGTTCGGATGAATCTTGTGCGGCGCGTGGATCTCACACACCAACGTCGGAAACTTGTAATCCGGCAGCAAATCGCCACGCGGATTAAACGCCGAGACCCCGGTACATACCGGCGAACTCGGATCCCGCAACTTCTGGATCGCTTCCGCCTGCTTCTGGGGGGCCGTCTGTTGCGCCGCCGCCATCGCTTCCTGCGAGGCCGCGAGGCGCTCGAGGACCGCCGTCATCGTGGCCGTATCGGGTGCCGCCGAGACTGCTTTCGTCCAGCCCAGCTTACGTCCCGGCTTCCGCTTCGGGGACACTGACGGGGGCGTCTGGGATTCGTTCTCGTCCATCTTTGCCATCTTTCAGTTGGAAAATCCGGTTACACCACGGGTCCACTTCGAGCGAGAGCGCAAGCAGTTCCTTCGCGACCGTGTCGTACTGCATGACCCCTTCGGGCACACGCACGGTCACTTGCTTCCCGTTCAACATCGCGACAAACGTGAAGCCTTCCGCGAGGAGCGTCACGCCGATTGACGTCGGACGACCACCGAGACGAAAGAGCGCCTCGGTGATCGCCGTGCTGAGTTTCCGCGCGTCCGCTTCGGACAAATGCGGGGCCACAACCATCTACACACCCATCTGGAGATAGACGAAGTTGTTTTTTGTCGAGACGCCAACCTGCATGGCGTGGCCGATGGGCTGCACGGTGACTGCTGCCGCCGCCGTGGTCCACAGGTCCACCGCACCCGCCGTAGTGCCCGAGGGCACGACCGGTGCCGTGATCGTGGGTGTGCCGTTGATCAGCACCGAGCAGGCTCCGTTGGATTGAATCCAGCCGTAGTTGGTGCCGGTGATGATGTAGGAGCAGACCCCCACCGCTGTCGCCGTCTGCGTGGTCGGGCAGATGATGACGTTCTTGCAGGGGTTGTGGACCAGACCCAGCGCCGACGACCCGCTGAACGCGATCTGGATCGGTTCCGCGAGATACAGCGTGAACGCGGTGGACGCGGTGATCGCCGCATGGCCGCTGATGCTGTAGGTGTAGCCGTTGCCGGGACCGGTATCGGCCTGCAGGTAGCCTTCTGCGTAGAGGTTGGCAGCCCCCGCCGTGTTGCCCGGCGTGAAGACAAACGACGTCGCGCCAATCGCCACGACCGGCGCCGTCTTGGCGAGGTGGTTCCCGATGGGCGCCGCCGACTGCTGGACGTTCCCCGCGACGGTCGTCGCCGCAGCCTGGGCATACTTGAACACGCGTCCGTCGTTGGCGAAGCCCAGTGTGCCGAGTGGATGAAACTGCGTGGCGTTGTCGGTGTAGAGCGGAGAAACGGCGGTCCCGTTCCGCCCGGTGAGTCCCTGAGACATGTGTCTGTCCTTTCGTTAGTGGTGCGCCGCCGCGAGAGGATTCCCGCGACGGCGGAACTTCCACTCGTTGCTTAGGTGATGCTGTCCACGACGCCGAGACGACGCGGGTTGTCCGTGGTCAGGTTCAGGCTGCACAACACCTTGAACACGTCCACGAACTGGTTCGACGGGTTGACGGGATCGTACGCCTTCATCCAGAGCTGATACACCAGATGCAGGTTCCGGTTGTTGAGGATGTAGGCGTTGCCCGATGGACACGCCGCATCGAAGCCGATCGGAATGTCCTTGAACATCGCCGTCTGCCCCTTGAACCCGCTGACCGCCTTGTCCGACGAACTGATGCGGTCGTAGCGTTCCTGGGCCAAGAGGAGACCCATGAAGCCCTGGAACACAGTCTGGGTCGTGACCGCAAAGGTCGGCGTCTCTTTGCCGAGGCCGTTGCTGCAGGAGTTGTAGACCGACTCCAGCGTGACCTTCAACTTGTCAAACGCCGCCGCATTCTGCGCGCCGCTGGCTTCCTGATTGCGCCAGAACGAGAAGGTCACGCGGCTGATCTGTCCGACCGTGCCAGTGGTGGGGGTGGTCGAGACGAGCAACTGCAAGCCGCCGAGTTCCTTGCCGGCGGTGCCGTTGCCGTCCGCGAAGAGGCCCGTGTTGACCGTCTCCTCGATCGTGCTCTTGAGGTTGTCGAGCTTGCGCGCCATGACGTCGAACTTGCCGGCGCCCTTCGCGGTGATCGCCTTCTCGAACTCGCTCATCGGCACGTCGCCGCCGATGTTCTTCCAGGCAAACTCGGCCTGGTCGAACGGGGTCTGCGGGGTCACATCCAGCGTTTCGTACTCGGACATCCACTTGACGGTGGAGTTCTCCGCGTATTCGAGGATGTGGAAAATCGCGCGGCCATTCTGCTGCTCGAAGCTGCCGTTGGCACGGAGCTGCTCGAGCATGTAGTGGCGCGCGAAGATGTTGTCGACCGGATCCTGAGAAACGTATGCTTCCCAGGATTCGGTGACGTCACGTCCGTCATTGGGATCGGCCATCGGTCTGTCCTATCTGTCTAGACCCGATTCCGTGACGCGCTCTTGGCCGCCATGAACTTCGCGAGTTCGTGCGGATTCTTGGGACGCGTCTGCGGCGTCGGGGCGGTCTGCGACGGGGATTCCGTCGCGGCAACCGCTTTCTGCATGAAGGTGGCTTTCGCGTGTGCCGATCCCTGGTTCAGCAACGTCGGTCCTACAACCCGGTGATACGCCTCGTGGAGGGCAATGACGACATCGCGCGGATCGTTGGGATTCGGAGCCAGACGCTCCACTTCCTTCGCGACCGCGATCTGTGTCTCCTTCGAGTCCATCCCCGCCCACTGACTGGCGGTCTGATAGACCGAGGTGCCCATGCGTTCCCCTTCGGCGTGATCGATCGCAGCTTGACGTTCGGCCTGTTGCGTCTGGGCCATCTTCTCGATGGGTCCAAAACGCGCTTCAACCTTCGCCATCCACTGCTGTTCGAGCATCGCCTCCCGCGCGGCCATCTGTTCCGCCGTGTAGAGTCCGATTTCTTTCCCATCGGACATCTGGACACGATAAGGATTCAGATCGACTTGCGGAGTCGTTGACCCAGAGACGTATCGACCTTGCGCGTCACGATTCCTCGCGGCACGCGAGATTAGATCGTCTTTGTACTTGGGGTTGGAGACGAGATCCTTGACAAACCTGTCCGCGAACTCTACCGGGTTGTCCCCCATCAGGGTGGCAAACTCGATAGCTTTCTGGAGGGTCTCTTGCGGGATCTGTTTCGCCCACTCGTACTGCTTGCGCTCAGCCTCATATTCAGCTTGGACGTCAGCGCGTTCTTTCGCCCGAGCATTTTTTAGTGAAGTCTGAACGACATCGAACGGAATCGGCCCTTTCGCGGTCTGATCTCCGGTCGCCGGCAGCGCTGTGGTGGCTGCAGTCCGCTTCTCAGCCACCTTCGCGAAGGCGTCCCGCATGGACGTGGGCTTCGCGACCGGTGTCGAGGACGGCGTCTCGGAGGGAGTCGTCGGCGCAGAGGTCTCCCCACTCGGCGCACTGGGCGCTGAGACGGGAGCGGGTGAGTCTGCGACGGCACTCGTCGTGCTGGTGTCTTCCATGTCGTGTCTTCCTTCGCCGTCTGGTGGCGTTCCCACGGTGGTTCGTCTGGTGAACCAGTCCTACAAAACGCGGGCACAAAAAAAGACGCTTGTCGGTTCCGCGTATGTCGCGGATCCAACAGAGCGCCTTGGGTCTCTGTGCCTTTGTCGTCAGACTGCACTGAGGCGCAGTGCGGTTCGGATGCCTCCTAGTCTGACGGTCGAGTCGAATCTAGATCACGGTCGGTCCTCAATCGGCTTCGGGGGCGCCGCGAAGGGCGCCGCACACCAGCCACAGATCACACGCCCACTCGGCAACGTGGTCGGCTTCGGATCCCGACACTTACACGTCTTCACTGGACCTTCCCCGCCTTCGGGTTCACGGACCAGAGTTCCCGACAGCCACAGCGCATCTTCAGCACGGGATCGGTCTCGGCGTTCTTCGCCACGATGTCCTGTGAACACCGTGAACAGTGGAGGCCGAGGCCGAACTGCTGGGCGATGACGGCGTACTCCATCGTGCGGAGCATCACTTGCCACGGCAGTTCTTCCGGCGTCCGTGTCCGTTGGACACCCTGACCTGGAATCCAAATGCCTGGGGCGCCACTCATCGCCAGTGCTCCGTTGGGTCTCCGACACTTTCGGTGATGCGAATCGTCATGGACTCGGCTTCAACCTTCTCTGGCTTCCCGGTCGCGAGACGCGCCGCGAGCCACGCCATCTGGTCGGCATCGACGCGCCGGTACGCGCCCCACCGAGAGGGACGTTGTTTATTGTCTTGCATCCCATCGGGAACGGGGACGTCGTACTGGTAGTCCTGCAGTCCTCGGGCCGCCATGAGGGCACGACGCTGGGACCAGCTCGTGATGCGGATCGGTTCGGGGCCAAGGTTGTGATCGACGTAGTCGATGGAATCAGCGCTCACCCTAGAAAATCCATCACCATGTGGGCAGAAAGGGAAACTTCCCAGCCGAATCTCCGCGCCGCACTTTTCACAAACCATTGGGCCCCAGATCATAGACGATCGAGATCAGGCAGCGATCGCACCGCACTTCATGAAAGCGCGCACGGACCCACCGATCACGCATCTCCCCGTAGGGAGGCACGATCACTTTAAGCCGTGAGAGGCACTTTGGACACTGCGGCATCGCGCACTGGAGCGCTCGCGTCTTGGGTATAGACGGCGTACGCGCCGCGAGAGCGGCGGCTGAGACCGCACCGACGAGGCCGGTGAACAGACTCCGTCTCGTCACTGGCCGTTCTTCAACTTGTACGTGAGGCTGTTGAGCATGGACTTCGCGGAGTTCTTGCCGCCCATCTTTGGGTACTTCGCGTGAACGGCGGCATCGATCTTCGCCTTCTCGTCTGGCGTCGCAAACTTCGACGCGTCTGTCTCGGCCATCGCGGCGTGGGACTTGTCGTTGATCGGATAGTTCTTCCCCGGCAGGGCGTACTCGCTCTGCGGCATCGCTTTGCGTTGGGCGGACGTGAGGACTCCCATTACATCACCGGCCTTCCGTCGCGGTTGCCGGTGAGTGCCCCGGCGTGCTTGTTCACGGGCTCGAGACCACCGGGTGTCCCTTCGAGGGCATGATGCGGTCCCGTCTGGGGAGGCGCGCCGCCGATGCCGGGCGTCTGCGAGCCGATGACGTTCCCGGTCCCGGCGCCTGGGGCGACCATGCCGCCGTGGGTCATCTGGAGCATGGTCTGGATCGCGGCCGGATCGACTTGCACACCCAACTTCGTCAGGATGTCGAGGACCACCGGGTTGCTCATGTCGGCCCCGGTGAAGGAGAGCGCGACCTTGGGCGGCTCCGCTTGCTTGGGAGGAGGCGGTTGCACCATCTTGGCCGGATCCTTCCCGAAGTCCCGTGCGAGTTGGCGCAAGAGTTCGGGCCGGTTGCTTTCCGGGGCGTTACTCATCAGGTTCGTGTACTGGAGATCTTGGGCGCGTTTTTGCGCTTCGTCAATCTTTAACTGCGAATCCGGCATGATGTCGTAGGCATACCGCCCCGCAATGAGCGTCTGATCCCACGCCGTGAGGCGTTTCGTCCCATCCCGTCCCACCCACGCCACGTAGTCCTGCTCGGTGGCGAACCGCTGGAGGAGACTGTCGTACTTCCGCACGCCTTGCAGGATCTGGCTCATGAAGCGATCCTGCTCGGCGCTCGTCCGCACGTTGCTCGTGGCCTGGGCGGTGCTGATCTCGGTCGCTGAGAGGACCTTGTCGTTCGTGGTGCCGCTCTGGTTCGGCCCCAAGGCGAGCGTCTCGTTGATCTTCTGCTCGATCGCGGCCCGGCCTTGGATGTCGGACATCGCCTTCTCAAGACGGGGCAACTGGGCGATGACGCGGTCGATTCCCGCCGCCAAGATGGAGGCATCGACGCCGGCGCCGTCCCCTTCGTCCCCAGAGGCGAGAATCTCCAGGGCCGTCTTGATGCGGTGGTCGTAGAGGAACTTCGGGATGTTGGCATCCCGCATCTTGATGTCCTGGGACACCCAGCGGTTCATCTGCCGCACCAGGGGATCGGTCATCTGGGCATCCGAGGGCACGTAGGCCGCATCGGGCATGTCCCGCAGCGTCACGACGTGAATCGGATACCCCTCCATCGAGTCCGCCGTGAGGCGTCCACTGTTGGGATCGAGGCTCTGATACGGGCTCTTGACGTGCTTCGCGGGGGCTTCGAGACCACGCACGAGGACCAGGCGCCGTTGAAGCTGCCGATGGGTGACGGAGCCATCGATGACCGCGGGGCGGTACCAGAGTTCTACAAACTCAAGGAGTTGCCCGGTCCCGGCTTCCCGCATGACCCCACCGGTCTGGGGGGTGTCGAAGACGTGCTCATCTCGCGTGGCGTTGGGCTCGAAATCGGCTGGGACGAGGCCTTCCTGCTTGGCGAGGGCCAAGGGCTTGACGCCTTGGAAGCCCATCCAGGGGGCATCGTCGTACCGCTGGGAGCGCCAGTCGTGGGGAATGAGGAGTTTTTTGCTGCTGAACTTCCGCCACGTCCACTCTTCGTGGATCGTCACCGGCACGGGTTCTCCGGTCATCGGATCGGGGACCGGCACCTTGTCGCATTCGTAGGCGATGTAGGACGGGCCACACCCCGAAACCTGCAAGATGTCAAATAGGAGTTCGTTCGCCAACCACTTCAGGTCCACACCCCCGGCCCCGAGCTTCGCCTTGAGGATGGCCTGCTTGATCGAGACGATGTCTTCCGCCGTGTGCTGCTGGCCGTCGGGTCCGATCGTCACATCCTGCAGGGGGAAGAGCGGGGTCAGGATGAGGTCGGGGCTCCGATAGAAGATCGTATCCTTCTTTTGTTCGGTGTTGCGGAAGTGGATGTTGCTGTTGAGCGTGTCGGGGTCGGTCGTCGGGAGATACGACCGGAGGAGCGTTTCCCAGCGGGTTTCCCGGTCTTTTCTGGCTCGAACCGCTTGATCGACCCGTCCCCACCACGCCGCGAGGTCGTCGGCCGACATCGGGATGGGGGTGTCGTCAATCTTCGGGACCGCGGGAGGCGCCTGTTGCAGCGGCGTCGGCATCGGCTGCGCCTGCGCGAGACCGGGGATGGCCGGTGGGGCCATCGGACCCTGTCCACCCATCTGGGGCGGCATCCCCACGGTAGGAGGCGGATACATCTAGCGGACACCCCAGCGGGAGGGGGCCATCGGCTTGCGGAGGGCTTGTTTCACGAGCGCCCCCACGGTGCCGGGAGAGAACGACGGAGACGACACGGTCCCAATAGCGGGAGCGCCGGGGGACATCGCCCCGTAGCGCCACGCGTCACAATTATGCACGAGGACGCCCTCAGCGTAATACTCGCCCGCGTGCTCCACGGTGAGGTTATAGACCGGGATCCCGCCGCGCACTCTCAATTCCACGCTCTCGACTACGGTAGGCGCAGGAGAGGGAGCAACTACGGGTGGGTGCGTACTTGTTCGCGCGGAAGGGCGATCCGCACACCACGCAGACGCGATCCACGTCGTCACACCGTTGGGCGCGGCGCCATCGAGACTTACAGACATTCCCGCAGAACCGTCCGCCGCATTGAGCGGAGACGTCGAGAAAACGCCCGCGACAGTGGTCGCATGACTTCTCCACCCCAGGATGCGGTTTCGCGATGCTGTGCGCGGCCTGCTGCCGATGCCACGCGCGTCCCTCTGCCGACCGATGCCAATCACGAGAGGCGTCCACCATCTTCGCATGGTGCGTCGGATCGACGGGGCGGCCTTTCGCGTGTTGGCTGAGATGGTCGAATGCGGGGAGACATTCGAGATTCCCGAGGGCGTTATTGCGTGGATCGTTGTCGCGATGGTGGATGTGATGGCCGCGCGGAATCGGTCCCACCAGACGACGCCATTTCGCGCGGGCGTCTCGGTGACACCAGGAGAGGTCGGGTCGCTGTCCCATGCCGAGAGTATATCACCGTATCTCAGCGTATCCATACTCCTAAACTCCCCGTCGGCCCAGATCGGATGATTGTCCGTGCCCAGGAGTGTCCGCCCCGTAGAGAGTTCAACGCTCCATAGTCGATCGGTATAGCCCGTGACTCCACATGCGCGCACGCCCCGAAGTCCCTGACGCGTCCAGACGCGATCCCCGACGACGATGGTCTCGATCGGCCGTTCTCCGTGTTCCGTCGCGATCCGTGTGCCGGCAACAAGGCAGGCGTGGTCATCGCCCGTACTGTCACAATCGTCTGGGTTCTGCTTACTGGACTGTATGGAGGGTATCGTACGTGTCAAGTATCCGGCATCGGGATGGAACACCAGCCACGGGATCCCATCAGGGGCGTCTCGGAGGAGTCCTTGACACCGCTTCCACCCGTTGACGCGGTCGTTGTCCCCACGGATGATCGGCAGGCCGTAGTAGGAGAGCGTCTGGGCAATCGACTGGCCGAGAAAGCCATCCTTACTATGCGTGGCGCCGGTCTTGTTGAACATCGAGGGATCACCGACCGTGTAGGTCGAGGCGCTATCGATCCCTAACTCGGCGTCCCGCGCCAAGACTCGTCTCGCGACTTCGGGTTCATCGAGGCCCTGAAACTTCCAGTCGTCCCGGATGTACAACCGATGGTCTGGCAGGACCGCCCACCAGAGGACACACCCCGGGGCGTTGAAGCCCCAATCCATCGACCGGAACCACCGACATCCACTCGGCGTCCCCCAGTCCCGCACATGGTGAGAGGCCCGGTACCGCGAGAAAAACTGCCCCGCAAAGACCCGCCAGTCCCCGTGTCTGAGTTGCTCGTACCGCCACCGAGGCAGAATCGCGAGCTTCTGGGACTCGTACTCCGGGTCCTGGTAGGGGTTATCTTCCAGAGACGCCGGCATATAGAGGTAGTTCTTCGGGTCGTAGACCTTCGCCAAGGCCGGGTAGACCTCGAAGTCCGGCGTATGGTCAATGAAGAAGTCCAGGAGCCACTGACTGCACGGACCCCCAGGATTGCTCGCGACGAAGAATCGTGGCTTCACCGGACGGCCCGCTTGGTCCCGGTACACCTCTCTGGCGCGGGTAGACAGTTCCCCCAAGGGACTGATGCCGTCATCCATCAAGGGGTACTGGGAACCCTCCTCCGCCACAATCGCCCCGTAGTTCGTGCCCAGATGGTGCCGAATCGCCGCCGCATCGCTCATGTGCCCACAGTCGATGTAACTCCCGCTCGAGGGGAAGTAGACCTGCGCCGGCGGTCCCTGCTTAAACACCCCGCCCAGCAGCGGGACTTCCTGCTCCATAAACCGCAAGTGCGTCTTTTTGAGTTCGTCGTTCGTCTCCCGCAATAACAACGCCGTATGCCCCGGCGTCATCAACGACCGCCGATACAACCACCACCGCATCCCGTGACTCTTCCCAGGCCCCGCCTGCCCGCCCCACAGCACATACGGCGCGTCCGTCTCCTCAAACGCACACTGGCTCGGAAGAGGCAAGTTCAGACACCGCTTCCCCGCCTCCCCGCCCAACTCCTTCGCCGCCTTCACCGAGACGTCCACGATGATCGCCCCATCGACCTGCTTCTGCGTACACGGCGGGTGCGCACAGAACCAACACCGCCGCCCCAGAAACTCCCCCACCACCATCGGTCCCTTGCACCAGGTGCAGATGGCCATGTGGTGCTTGGTCCCTATCGGGTCACGAAGCAGGTCTGCGTAGACCGGACTCATCGATGGCCCTTCGGACCCCAGCGGGCAAACCGGGTCGCCACCGCCTTCGCACGAGACGCCGCCGCTTCGGGTGCGTGTTCCTTCATATGGCACCAGACGCACAGACGCTCAAGGTTCTCCAGCCTGTTGTCCAGAAAGTCCCGGTTCTTGTGGTGCAGGCACGACTGGCGCGTCTCCCCACAGCGTTCACAGGGCCGAGGCGGGTAGTGACGTCTCGCCCACCCCAACGCCCCAGACCGTGTCGTGAACGGCTTCGACGGATCCCGCGCGACGAACAGCCCCCTCGACGCCAACGCCTCACGCGCACAGACCGCTCCGCAATACACCATCCGCCGGTACTGCCACCGCCCACGCGCCCTCGCTTGCGCATCCTGACTCTCCGCGTTTGGGACATCCAGCGCCGCTTGACACCATCGGCATACACGTTCCATAGACCAAGTCTAGCATGACACCGATAGGATATGCCGACAATCTGAGAGAAACCTTAGGAAATACGCAGATTGCATACAGAGCGACCTACGCATAAATAACCCTTTTTACTCTAATTTGCCTATCGAGCGGCTCTCTCAACCGCCCTTTAGACCAGGGTCGTCTGGGCTGTCCCACCACGCGCCTGGCCCCGCGATGGGACCCGTCGAAAACCCCGCGCCGGCGAAGGGGGAGGGGTAGAGGGTGGGTGTCTCATAATGAGACGTGCCCGTATTTAGCTGACCCACGCTACTTTAGTGGATCTGTCTCGTTCTGGGACACTAAGGCAGGGAATGACTGTAACTCTACCCCGTCTGCTGCTTTAGCGTCCGCTCCGGCTAGGAGAATGCCCACCTTCACGTCCCCCACGTTCCCACCCAGCTGCACGACAACCCTCGGCACCTGGCTATCGTCCTTCCGCAGCGCAAACTGTTCCGGATCCGTCCGTTCGAGCGTCCACGCCGCCGCCGTCCAGAACTGCGGTTTCTCACTCGCAGCCTTGATTCTATTGAGCAATTCGAGCTTTCCTCGAGCTCGAGCTTCTTTTAGCGCGAGGATAAAGGCTGTGTGTGGCGGAGACTGTTGGGGGTTGTCGGAGACGTTCTTCTGCCAGCGTTGGAGTGTTTCTGGATGGAGGCCGGCCGCTTCGCAAGCGGATTTATCGTTCAGGCCGGCGGTAGCCGCGTCTATGAGGGCTTGGAGGGTAACGGGATCGGCGAGGTGCGAATTGAGGGCCGCGCTATTGGTAGAAGAGACACTGGCTCTGTAGTTTCTGGCGATCTCTTCAATCTCTGGCGACATACGCTGAGGAGTGTAACCGAAGATTTCTTCTGCTCGATGTAGATTTATCTGTCCTAGCTATTGACTCTCAGATGGGAGTCTGTTACTCTTCCTGTGTTGGCGCAATGAGGCGCCCATCACGCTCCGAAAGGGAAAGCAGATGAGAACAGAAACCCGCTCCGTAGAGTTCGTCCCGCCTTCGCACGGTCTCCGTGGCTACACCATTGTCCGCAATGACCGCAATCCGTCCGATATGCGCTACGAGGTCGTCTTCCAGTGGAAGTCGCACGTGTCGTGGCGTTTCTTCAGCACCAAACGGGCCGCGCTGAGTTTCGCACAGGAGGTGCGCTAATGGCAACCTTTCACGTCTTTACCCGCACCTGGTGGATCCGCAATCCCGCATGGCCGAACGGACGTGAGCCCGGAGCCGGACGCAAGCATACCCTTCGGCGCCACGTCGACACCGAAGCGGAAGCCCGCGCGATCTGCCAGCAGTATAACACCACGCATGAGCCGGGATTCCTGAGCCGGAAAGCGGAATATCAGACGGAAGGGAGCCGGTAATGGCTACGCAAACCTTCCTGTGCGATCCGTCAGACGTCGCATGGTTGCTCGAGACGCACCTGGCGCCGTCGAACGTCGATCAACCAGTCCCCGCGTTTGAATCGTTCATGCTCGCCGGCCGAGAAGACCGCCCCGACCGTCTGGACCTGTTCGATGAACAGGAGCCCCGGTACTACGCACTGCCGATTGCCGTCTATTACCTGGAACCGTCTACCGGACGCTATACGACAGGAGTACGCGCATGATCTGCCACTGCGGACACAGCGACACGAAACACGCCGCGAACGGGTGCCATGCGCTCGGCTGTCAGTGCATCCGCATGAGGGCACCGATCACGCCGGACTGGCGCGCCTACCGCGATCCGCTCTCGGTCCCTGTTCCACCCTGCGCGGTCTGCGGCAAACCAGTACCAGACGCCTACGCCATGCTCGCCGATGCGACCCGGTTCTGTTCCGCCGCGTGCTACGAACAGTGGGTGCGGCGATGAACCGCATGGGACGTCCGAAAACACCGTGGGAAGTCCGCTTCTGGTCGCACGTTAACAAGACCGAGACGTGCTGGCTTTGGACAGGCTCGCAAACCTCATACGGCTACGGGACGTTTACGAAGTTTCAAGACATCCCGCATCGTGCCGCACATCGCTACGCGTGGGAATTAACCCACGGGCATCCCGGCGAGCTCTGCGTGCTTCATCGGTGCGACGTCAAATTGTGCGTCAATCCAGCGCACCTCTTCCTCGGCACGAAGACCGAGAACATGCGCGATAGAGACCAGAAAGGCAGACAGGCGAAAGGCGAACGAGCCGGACTCGCCAAACTCACCGACGCCCAAGTGCGCGAGATATTTCTTGAGCCAGACACAACCATTGCGAAAGTCCTCGCACAACGCTACGGAATGGGCATGTCGGCCATCTACGCCATTCGTAACGGCCAAACGTGGCGCCACATAACCGCAAGCCTAACCAAATAAAGGATTTCCGATGCCTTTCATACTTCGCGACACCACGAATCTCAAGGGCCTCCCAGAGAAAGCCCCGCAGGCGCAACTCTGGAAAGCCTTCCACACCCGCGCCCGCTCCGAAGGTCACTCGATTACCTGGCTGATCTGGGCGTTGATCCGGCAATACGTGGATCATGGGATCGACCGCTCACGCCTCACCGGCCATCCGATGGATCAGGAAAGGAAAATCTCATGATTCGCGGCCACATCGTGCTCGAATGCGACGAAAAATCATGCCATGCGGAGGAACGCATCGACGTCGATGCCGATTCCTTTGAAGCGATCACACGCTCGCGCGTCGGGATGGAGTCGATTATCTTCGTGAGCGACTGGCGCATGAACGACGACGGCGAGCTGGTCTGCCCGCAATGCCTCGAAGATGCCGAACGCCGAGACGATAGCCACGAACGCGCTGCGGCTCGATCCCGGAACTGTGACTTCGCGGACAACCCACGCCATCCGGGCCGGGATTGGACGTAAACGCCTAGGCGCCTCTCAGACGTCATCGGCGCCGGCATACCCCAGCTTACCCCTTGGATGCCGGCGCCGCATCGCGTACAGGTCAAGCCTAGCCGTTCTCGGGCCTCTCTGGCGCCAGCGCCGCCTTCGCCGCATCCAGTAACGGCCCCCAGTACTCTTTAGGGTAGGGCGCATCCACCCCGTCCGTGTGCGAATGCGCGGCGAATGGCTCCAGCGCCGCCCTGAGCCGTGCCGCCTCGGCCTCGGATTTCTCGGCTCGCATACGAATGTCGTAGTGATAGGAGCATTCGAGCAGACGCGATCCAGTGTCTCCGTTGAACTCACAGCCGCATCGACCACGCGTCTCTTTGTCGGAGGCATCGCGTTCCTGTTCGGCCTCTTTCACCCGCTGGGCCAGCCTGTCTCGTTCCGCGTGGAGGGCGGTGACGTGAGATTCGGCTTTCTTGAACAACTCGAGCAGATCGCCGACGATAGCGAGCGGACAGGCAGCCGAGTGTCCTTCGTGATCCCCACAATACGGGCAACGGCCACGGCGTAGGACGTCATCGCGCTCTTGCTGCATCCAATCTCGGATGTCCAATATCCGGGCGGTGTCTACAGGGACGCTCGGCTGAGACGCCGACAGGAGCGCCGCCTCCACATGCGCGTTTAGGTATTCGTCGTTGTCCTTTAGATACGACAGCAATTGATCTAGCACTCGGCACTGAGCATCAAATGCCACACGGCTATCTCCGATGAGGCTGTCATGCGGAGTGGTTTTAACCCACTGCACGAACTTCTCTACGGTAGGCTTCGTGTCCGTCGTCGTCGCGTCAGCCATGATCAGCGTCCCTCTCAACCCATGTTTTCCAGAGCGTCAACGTCAACGCCCGCAGGCTGACGCCTTCCCGCTTCGCTCGGGCGCGCACGGCTTCGATGAGCGTCGGCGGGATACGGTCGATCTCGAACTTGATCCGGCGCTCGGTCTTTGGGGTAAACGCACGGCTGTAGCCTCGTTTGGTCATAGCCGTGAGTTTACAGGTATTGCCTATTTCGCCGACACACACCATGCGCGAGCCGCCCTCGCCAAGCAGCGCCTCGCTAGACGCTTCGGGTGTCCCTTGATTGCTCGGCACTAGCAACCGCCTCGCGTAGTTGCTCTGAGGTAGCACTAGTCGCACCGCTCGTAAGTGCCGCCAGCAACACTCTTGCCTGCCCAAATTTCACACTTGTGCGGCCTACGCGGACAGCAGACCGAGCAATACGGGCCGTCAGATGTGTCGCAACATACCGGCGTCATTTCTCCACAGCCGCCGCACTCCGCAATGTCGTAGTCTGGCTGCTGGCCGCACCCATCGCACTCCGCACATGCGCCGATGAATCCGTGTTCACACATGTCCATCACCTCTACGGACATCCTATATAAATACCGGTAATCGTGTCAAGCTTTACCGGTATTTATTTTCGGTCGTCTCGGCCGGCCTTCCGGCTGTCCATCAGAGCGCACAATCCCGGCTTTCGTCGCGTGATAGCCCGTCTGGACATAGGCGCCAATCTTCGGATCCCACCGGGCGGCTCTACAGGGACAGGACCGCTGCGTCACGTGCTGCGCCTTGGTGTTCATAGGGCCAACTTTCTAAACGGTGGCTGCTTCGGGTAGGGACAGCCGATGCAGATATACGCGAACGCCTCGCCTTGATGGATGTGCCCGCACGACGGACACCCGAGAAGTTCTCGGCGACGATCCGCTTCCGTGTTCTCTGGGTGAATCCACGCATACGGCATGGGCACGCTTGGTTCAATATCGTTCGCCATTACGCGGCCTCCTTCTGGCGCATCCGTCGAATCCATTTCGTCTCGCAACACGAATAGCCGTTGTTATAACTCTGGGCATCAATCAACGCGAAACTCGCCGCGAGCTCGGCGCCCGTAATCTTCGGGAGCGCCTGGAGCCGTTTCAGTTCCGTTCGATACCGGGCGAGCCGTTGCCGGACGATGTACTGCTGCCGCCCTTTCCGGCCCCACGCGGACCGACAGGCGCGCGGAATACACCCCACCGAACAGAACCGCGCCGGCTGCCCAGGCTTGCGCTGACGGGCCTTACAGGGCTGTCCACAGGTCTCACAGATCGGCCAGCCAGGACGGGCACAGAGGGCCATCTAGCGTGCCCTCCGGTCTTCGACGACACCCGCTAACGATGAAGATTCTGACGCGCGTGGACGGCGTTCCCGGTCTTTAGCATGGGGATCTACCGCGGCGTCGAACGAAAAGGCTCCTGGCTTCGCTCGCGGAATCTTATCGAACAACCGGCCTGGTTCCGTCTCGCGGAGGCGCTTCGCGGCAACCGCGCAATACTTCTCCTCGCGCTCGATGAGGATAGCTTTGCGACCGTTTAGCTTGGCTGCAACTCCGGTCGTTCCGCTGCCAGCGAAAGGATCGAGGATTGTTTCCCCTTCGTCGGTGAATAGCGTCAGTAGTTCTATCATCAAGCCATCCGGCTTTGTAGTTGGGTGCAGAAGCCCCTGTGTGTTCGGCTTTGCGTATGTGAACACGCCAACTTTTCCACCACCATTCCACCTACTAAGTCCCGCGGAATGACATGCAACGATCGTTTCGTAGCCCATACCGGGACGATCGCCGCTAAACTGCGGCTGAGCGCCAGGCTTCACCCATACGCACCACCTACGGCGCGTCAGGTCTCCGCTCTCGGTGAGGGCCATCTCCCATTTGTGCGCTCCCTCGGCTTGGCAGAACACGAGCACCCAACGACTAGCTATCACACCAATTAATCGCGCCACTTCCGTGCGCTCCTTGTGCGTGATGGCAGGAAACGGAAGCGTTTCGTAACGAGGCGTGCCCTTGGCGTCAATCCATGCCCACTCGTCCTGCGCTGGCATTCCGGAACGCTTCACACGACGGCCTTTGGAATGCGCCTCTGCCTCGTAGGGCGGATCGGTAATAACGTGATCGACGGCATCGATCGTCGGCAGAATATCAAAGCAATCCCCGTGATACAGCCGCACGCTCTCGTCTTCGTAGTAAACGCGCGGAGCCGTCTCGATGCGGTTTTCGCGGAGATCCTGTCGTTCGCGCGCATCCGATGGTTCGCTAGCGCGCATAGGTCTTTGCCTTTTCGTTTCTCATCTGTTTGATCCCTGCAAGGAGGGACGTACGTAGATCACGAGGTAGTCGTTGGGACGGGTCA